GCCCACGCGCCGCAGGTTAGCAAGCGTAGACCTCGCTGCTTTGTAATCCGCAAGATTATCATCCCGAGCCTGCACCAAAGGATCAACTGATGCGACAGGGGAACCATCCGGTGTCTGAGCCTTGTCTACGGCGTCTCTGGCAAGCTGGTCAGCTTGTTCGGCTTTACGCGCTGCATCACTGGTCGCAATCGACTGCCGAAGCTGATCCGCGTGCGCGTTGTAATACGCGGCACGGGAAATCTGTTCCTGATTCTTGGACTGTTGGTCAATCAGGTTAAGCAAACTATCGTAGAGAGGCATCGTCGTTCCTTAATACGGCAGATCACCAAGAGAAGACCAATCGAAGCCATCAAGACCTCCACCCATATCACCGAAGTCTCCGGTCCACCCACCTTGGTCGCCTGAGCCATGTATGTCACCTAAATCTATACTACCGTCACTATTCACATAATCGTTGCCATTCCAAGTAGAGTAATCGAACTCGCCACCGCCGCCCATCCCAATCCCCTTCTTGATCGCATCTAATGCCGCGCCTCCGATGCCGCTCTTGGACAACATATCGAGGATCGCATTTATCCCCACGGCGCCGTTACTGATCGCCTTGTCATTAAGTGCATTGCCCTTGAGATATGCCTCTGCCGCCCCTACAGGTGAACCCGTTGTCGCACCCGAAAGAGTAAGCAGTTGGTCAATGCGCTTGTTGTACGCGCCACTGGCATAACCTACTGCATCACGATTCAACGTGTCAGCGGTATTCCCCGATCGTGTGGTGCCGAACATCGAATTACCAAAACGAGCAACACCGGAAAGTCCTTGATCCATCGCATACTTGGTTCCGGGGTCCATTGTGAATGTTGAAGGGTCAGTCAGCAGGCCGAGCAGTTCTTTCTGATACTGCGGGCGTTGCGATGCGAACGGGTCGGCCATTCCCGCTGCGGTGTTACCCTGGTTCGTATAGCGTCCCTGGAAGCCGCGGATCATGTCGATGATCGACAGAATATCGCCGCCAAGACCTCCTGTTGCAGCCGGTGTGATTACTGAATCAGGCATGATGACCTCGCTGTGAAGCTCCGTACGCCATATTGATTAACGAACCCGAACCGGGCACATAACTATTCGCTATGCTACGCCCAATCATCGCCAGAAGATTTCCCATACTACCGCCTCCACCCACTCCCGATGCCGCCTGAATCAATCCAGGAGACATAGCACCCCCGCTTGCCATCGACATAATCATGCCGATGATCGAAGGCATATACTTTTCCATCTGCCCCATGATCCCGGCGCTAGGCGCGTCATTACTGGCTTGACTCAAATTCCCACGTAAAGTGTAATCGCCGTAATTCTCGTCGTGAATAATGTATCGTGGGTCTTTGACTCGATCACCAGCGTTATTCTCTGTCAAATTCGCCAACCCACCATACTTGTCATACTGTTTCGTACCACCACCTGCGAACTGTGGGAGTTTTGACCGATCAAAAAGTAGCACTCCATTTTGGAGACGCGCATTCGAATCAAACTGCTTGGCTTGCTGTAGTGCATAAACACCGGCAGCTTCGTTATTACTGAAATCATTGGAACGCAGCGCCGTAGTATTTCCATACTTGTCGGACTTCCCCGTTGTGGATTCGCTCCCGGCAAGACCCAACAACGCATCTGCCTTATTTGCCATAAAAGGGGTAAAGTCGAACGCCTTGCTCGCGTCTCCGCCGTACTGCTTTTCGTACGCCGCCTTGTCTGCTTCTCGTTTCGCCAATGCGTCGCTATTCTCGGCTTGCGATCCCAAGTCCCGATGCAATGCCGAATACGCCGCATACTGGTCGCGGTAGTCAATGGGCATTCCAAGAAGATCAAGTGCCGGCATTACATCTGCACTCCGCGTAACCGTTGCATCAACATTCCCATCGGATTAGCTTGCTTCCACCCTTCCTGAAAGTTAGAACTCCCACCGGGGTACATCATTCGACTTCCACTAGCACCACCAAGCATCTGGTTCCCACCTTGCAACATCCCAAGAAGCTGTTGCAGAAAACCGCCGCCACCCATATTATCTTGGCCTGCAGGCTGTACCATCGGTGATTCCGCAAGTGGCTGTGGCGTCATGGGCGCTGCACCCCCAATAGGGTCATACATTGACGCCGATGTTTTTTCTTGGAACACAGGCGATCCGCCAGCAAACATCCGCCCACTGCCGCCGCGGACCAATCCCATCAATGCGCTCATATCCATGTCAGCCCCCCATCGGGCGTTGAGTAGAGTAGAAAGAAATCCAAGTGGACTCGAACTGTTGTTCTAATGCTTCAAGCCGCATGGGGTTGGAATCTGTTTGTGTTATAGAAAAAATACGACGCCGCGATGCGCCATTGCGGAACAACGCTGGCCGAGCCGTGTTCATGTCCACAGTACGCGCTGCCGTATAGGTTTGCCCGTCGTCGTCAGAATAGGAAATACTCAATATGCCGGGGTTTTGATCCCCAACAATATCCAGTCGCCCCCAAAACTTCTTTTCTTTACTATCGGCGTCATATTTAGCCGTTCTCAATTCCACGGTAAAAGGCACTCCGGCATCGTCGTACAACTGGCTACCAGTAGAATTAGTAGCGTAAACCTTCCCTGTCCCGTAGGCAGCATCCAAAAGAAACGTTGCTTGTGAACTCAAGTCCGCTGCAGAAAAATAGTTGAATCCAGCAAAATTAGTCTGATCCCATTCGTACCATTCTTTCACGCTGAAATCATACACAAGGGCACGCGATCCCCCCGCCACCGCCCCGTTGAGAACGTAAAACCAGTGTCCATTCGCATTAAAAATGAGTGCGCTGTAGTCATTCACAATACCACCGCTCAACATCTTGTCGATCGCGGGGGTAGACAAGGCCGCAGGAGTCAGGCCATTGAAAATCAGCACTTGCCGCAAACCTTCCCGCGTTTGCCCAACCCATATCACCGTTGCCCCCATCTGACATACTGTATTGGCATTCGCACAGCCCACTTTCATACTGGCATTCAAGTATGAACGAAGTGGCGAACCCGTCGCCAACCCCGCGTCGTAAAAAATTTGTGTCGTGTACGTGCCAAAGGCCACGACATAATTGAGATACTTCACAAGACACACACCCGCGTCGTCTTCGTAGTCCGCTCCAAGCACGTTGAGTGCGGGCCAATAATACGGGTTATCCAAGGCGCAGTTGTAAATCAAACCACTTGGGTCCATTACGTATGCAAAACCTCCAAGCACCACGATACCTGGAACAGTTGTCGTTGGGTAGCCCGCGTCGGTAACAACAGTAATATTGCCTGAGTCATACACCCACAAATTTGATTGGTTTTTGATAAGTAGTCGCGTACCCGTCTGAAAAGAATTGAATTGATAACGTTGCAAAGTAACAGTCGGAGCCAAAGCAATCGATGTACCCACCGCAGTATCGAGATTTCCTCCCCACACTTCATTGTTGAGTCCGGCATTAGTGTTCCCCGCCAACATCCACATCGAAGGGTAGCGATAGGTGTTAACAGATGTTGGGGTGCGAAAGACCAAAAGGTTAGACCCGTTTCTAGCAGTAAACCCTGGTGTAGAAGTAACCAGACTCCAAGTAGTACCAGTTAAATCTGATGAGTACACGTCAGTAGTAACTGCAGCCGCAGCAATACCTCCGATCGACCACATTTTGTTGTTGTAGACACAACATGCCGTACTGTATCTTGCTGAAGAAAACGCCGCCGCCGTAGTTTGCGTCCAGATTAATCCATTAGGTGAACTCCATACATCATTCTGTGCCGCACCCGCTAGATTTAACCCACCAATGAGCCATATTTTATTTTGGAAATATAGGCACCCCATTAGTGTCCTCGTTCCCCAACCAAACGGCCCCCCTATACGCGACCAATCCAAACCATTAGCGGAATACCATACGTCATCGAATGCTGCAAAAAAATTACTTGTCCCACCGATAACAAACATACCGCTACTCGTAGCAACAAGCCCGAAACTTGACCTCGCCGCCCATATCGGACTCGGACTCAACGCCGGATCGATAAGTGCGTGGACTAGCTCCCACTCAGTTCCGTTTTCTGTTGACCACACATCATTGTAAAAAATGCCAATGGCAGGAGAAAATCCCCCCATAACAAACATTTTTTCGCCTAATACGCACGCGCTAAATGCTTGTCGCCCCGCCCAGGGAGCCGAACCAGAAGCCGGAACCCACGTTATACCGTCGGTCGAACTCCACACATCTGCAGCAGGAGATGGCGTAGCCCCCACACCTGCCATGATCCACATGCGATTTTTGAACACCACCGCAGCGCAAAGATAGCGCCCACTCCACGGAGGCACCGCGGACTGTGTGAAATTAACCGCAGTCGTGCCTGAATTCGGATTGGCTGCCACCGAAACAAACGTGTCATTCAACACTGCGTAAAACGAACCGTTATAGGAAGTCAATCCTTGCCCTGTACCTGCCCCAAGTGAGTAAGCTAAACCGTAACCAGGACGTTTAAGAGTTTTTATTTTGTTACCAACGTGCTCATCCATCACGTTTAACCGTTTTGGATCGCGCGTAGAATCCGCCGATCGCGGATCGTACGGCCACGTCATTGGAATGCGAATTGGAATGGAGACAGCCATTACCGACTCGGCACGTAGGCGCTGTTATCAGCGCCGAAAGTTGTTGAAGCGGTTTCTACAGACCAATCAAACAAATTGGCAAGCATCGTATCCCGTGTTTTTTCCAATCGTAAAATACGATCTTCCGGCACTTCATTATCATCCGCGATGTCCGCTGCAAGCGCGTACACAAGGTAGTAGTACCACTCTCCGGGGAAATCGAATTCATCCGTTCCCGCAGTCATGTCAAACAACTGTCGTTGGGCATTGAGATAGACCGTCCGCGAAGTATCTGATGGAGCCACGTAGACGTAGAGCGTGCCGTACCCGGTTGAAGGCGAAGGTGTAGTTGCGGTATTAAACTGTGAGTCATAGTAGATCGTGTTGATGACACCAAGCGACCCTTTGTTCCCGAATTGCAGGTACTCCGCGCGAGAGATGACTCGCAACGGCGTGTCAAGATTTTGACCGCCGGAAACTTGACGAATGAAGTTACCATATTCTGCGATGCGAACCGGACGATTCGTCGTGACATTCGCACCTGACGGCCCGATCGTGTATGCCACTTGCGCTGCCACGGTAGGCACGACGATCTGTTGGTACGTCCAAAGCATGAGTCCGTTACTCATGCAATTTTTGATAATCATGTTCAGGCGCAACGTAACATCCGAAATCTGCGTGGCCGATGCCGTTCCGCCTTCCGCAAGAACACGAATTTTTTTGTACACTTCCGTGATAAGTTGGTCACGGGAACAAGTAAGAGTCGCAGTACCAGTCGTTGCCATTTAACTGTTCTCCACCCACTCTACGAGAAGGTACCCATCCACACCAGCAGCACTTGTGGATGTAGCGCCGCCTGTACTAGGAGGACGAGCCGCCCCACCCCCACCCGCGCCGTAAGAAGTAGCCGGGGCTGCGGGAGCACACCCAATTCCTGTACCGCCATCAAAAAGCCGTGTACCGCCAGTGCCTCCGATTCCCCAGGGACTCGACGCACCGCCACCGCCGGAGCCGTTTTGTAATCCGGTCCCAAAACCATCGCCGCCAGGGCCACCAGCAAAGTTGATTGATGCAGCTCCGGTACGCGATGGATTAGCGGCGGCACAACTCCCTCCACCGCCGCCGCCTCCAGTAAACCCCCAAGAAGACGGTGTACCAAAAACCCCGTCAGATTCTTGCGGAGTAG